CCGAGCGTCTTCAGCGTTGGACGCCCACCCAAATAACGCAATGGTTAAGGGACGGACTAAGATTAGGCTACACGCCAGTCTCAGTTTCCGCACTCCCTGCCACCCCATCATCTGGATGAGTATTTTGGTAACCTCTGAACCTACCTATATATTCAAGAACAGGATTCATACAAGTCTTGATTTCTACAGATAAGTCTAAGTCCTCCCTGCCGGACTTAAGACACCCTTGGCTATACCCACCGCCGGGAATAATTCCCTCCGGAGGTGTGTATCCGTCCACTCTCATTGGTACAACCCGTGACTGTGGGTTCGATAAGGCTCCTAGCGTGATTTGATCATCCCGCCTAGACATTATATACCTACCTACCCGTGACTTTTCGAACAAGTTCATTAATTTCCTAAGGTAATGTGATATGGTCATCACCACCTTAACCTTAACAGAATTCAGAATCTGTTTAAGGTCGACACACTGTATTGGGTCTTCAACGACTCCAACAGATTTGCCCCAAGATCGTTCCATAACGTATCTAGGCTTAGCAATAAAGTCAAGGAAATCTCTATTACAATCCAAGAGATCTTGGTCTCCAAATGTTTCCCTATGCAGGTACTTCCAGGGAGCTAGTGTAATAGGATGTGAAACTAACCCGAGAGCCTGATCATGCTCTCTGTAAAGGTTAGAGTAGAAAGACATGGCTTCATATTTGTCTGCAACACTATCTACAAGTCCGAGGCCATCAGGACCACAGCCGACCGATACTCGCGTATCGTCAATTCTGGAACTATTCCATAACAGGATCTCAGATCGAAATCTGTTAATAATTTCAGCTCTGCGACATTCCACACGGTCGCGATCGGGACCCAAGGGATAAGACCAATCTTCAATTGTCTTCTCTACCTTAGGACGTATTGACATGAGGGACATTTCTTCCTCTTTGTCTGAATCACCGTCGCGCTTATCGCGTTTCTGCCCGCTCTTAGAAACACCAGTAACCCAACCTAAGTTCAGATAGGGTACCATTTCGAATCCGGTGGAAAGGACTCTGAAATACTGGCTATTAATGACAGCCGTGGTTGAAGAATAATAATTCTTACCCACTGACTTCTTAAAACCAACTCCCGCGATGCATTCCTCCCATTTGTGGTAGAGAGAATCATCCGCTTTGAAAAGAATATCGTCCCCGTTACATAATGCTGGTAAATCAACCAGTTTAAATGTGCGACCGGTACTCTTCTCTAAGGCCAAACGGTAAACGGCCATATTAACTATACAGAGAATTGGAAATGAAAACACACAGCCCATGAGCTGGCCGTTTGTCATTAAAAATGGATCGGGTAGTTCCCCTGTCTCCGTCCGGATGGACGAGAAATCCAGTAGAGTGTCAGTCAACCCTCGAGTTAGAACTTTTCGAGTAGTTGCATCCGCTCCAATAACCTCAATAGCTGCTAGAGTAGCATCTTTATGCATTGAATCTGTAGCTGCACTATAGTCACCAGACACATATTTTGTAAATGTGCCGTGATAACCGTGAATCGACGTCAAGTTTCGAATAAACTGAAGATGACGAGTTGTAACCGACTCACCGGTCAAGGTAAACTGTGGGAACCTTTGTAAACCCTTCCATAAGAGTTTCTGCAGGCTGGAGTATAATCCATTTGAATAGATATCTCCCGCCGAAATCATGCGTACCTTCAATGGTTCGAAGATTGGCTTAATTTTAGCCATACCCTTATCCTCATGGATTTGGATGGAGTAACGCTGGAACTGCTGGTAGGACTCCGAAAGAGTCCAACTCGGTAGTCGATACTCGAGCGTCTCGTTAGACGATGGACGCCAATACATAGCACCTAATTGGTCAGGTGCCAGTCGAGCACTGAAAGGGATCTCGTTCAGACTAAGACCATCTGGACGGAAGGTAAACTTTCCTTCATCATACAATCGAAGGTGTCCGAGATTGCCCCCACGGGATCTTGGATAATCAAACGATGCATGTTCGGACGTCGACGTATAATCAGTCGCGCCCTCCCAATCAGACAGCTGGAGACCTTTTGGAAAGATCTCACGAGCCGTACGACGAACTGCTTCAAGAGCTTCGGCGGGGGATTCTTGAATCTCCTCCGGCGCCAATCTGCTCTTCATAGCAAAACAGTTCTTTACTAAATGGTGTTCGCCCATTTGCGGCAAACCTTTCTTTATACCATGAAGTACCGTATTTCTCCACTCAATGCTTGATAACTTCTTACCAAAGCACTTGTAGTAGAATATACGACCGAGTTGACCGGTTAAAACCAGTCCACTCTTATGGCGCATCCACTCAGGACATTCAGGAAGTTCAGTCTGTCTTTCGCTAACAGCGAAAATATAAGACAGTTGATACTTCAAGAACGGAATGAACTGCTGTTCCTCTCCACACATTGGAACATACCATAAGCCAGAATCTATCAGATCGTTGAAGTTACTCTTAGGAGCTAACCCGAAATGACTAGAAAGTGCTGACCAAAGCGTTAGTACCACCTTGGCTGCGGTGGTCACTCTAGACTGAAAGAGCTCTAGAATGGCCGGGTTGTTACTAGTTATATGGTTAACTAGTAGATTCTCAAGGTCTTTTCGCTTGAGGATCACCTCGTCTACCCAAGTCTTAGGATACATCAAATACTTCGAGCTCCGTAAGGAGTGGATCGAGTAGTATTCTTTGCACAAACTGGGCGTAGACGTGAGATTTATTTGACTACCAACATCATGGGTCAAAAACGTCTCTACAAATCGACGTGTAATAGCTGCTACAAGATTTCCAACTGATAATTGCATTGAAAGATGTACTTGTCAACTAGGGAATTACGGTAAACGCAGTGC